GCCTACCTCATTGGCGGTGCAGAATATCCCTGCTACGACCTAGTAGTATCCATACAAGCACAGACAGCGTAAGGCAAACAATGTACACAATTATTTCCCCAAGAATCGGAACACCGGGCGACAAGTTCGAACCATCTGAAGAAACCAACATTGACGCCCTCATCGAGGGTGGCTTTATCAAATCCGACAAATCACCTACCAAATCTGCTAAAACAGAAGAAACATCTCCAGAGGAGTAAGCCAATGCCTACAAGTACATACCTTTCAAACCCATCACTCACTGTCAATGCAGTGGACTTGAGCGACCAGTGCACATCAGCAATCCTGACTGTCAAATATGACGCATTAGAAAGCACCGCTTTTGGTGGTACTTCTCGTGTTTACACAGCAGGTCTTGGAGACCATGAACTTACTGTTGAATTGTTTATGTCCTATGCAGCCTCAGAGACTTACGCCACTTTGGCGGCTCTTGTCGGCACAGCAACCACAGTGGTCATGAAGCCAACTTCAAGCGCTATCGGTGCAACCAACCCATCGTTCACTTTGACAGGCACATACCTTGAAGCATTGCCAGTCATTGACGCAACACTCGGAGAACTTTCCAGCATCTCGCTGACTTTCCGTGGTGGCACATACGCTGCTGCAATTGCTTAACTAAACAAACAAAGGAAACCCGACATGAAACTAGAACTTCGTGCTGACATGGGCGAAGGCCCATTTACAGTAACCACCAACCTTTGGTGTGTTACCCAATGGGAACGCAAGTTCAAAACCAAAGCCTCAGAGATGGCTAACGGCATTGGCATTGAGGACTTAGCGTTCTTGTGCTGGGCTGCTTGCCAAACCCACGGCATTGTTGTGCCAGCAGTCTTTGATTCTTTTATTCAAAAATTGGTGAGCCTAGAAATCGTAAGCGAGGACACTGACCGCCCTTTCTCCGAGGCACCTACCGACATTCCCTAGCGGCGGTGCTAATAGCCACAGGGTTTTGGCCACATGAGATAGAGTTCACCACTGACGACCTCTCGACAGTCATCAAAATGATTAACGAAAGCCGGAAGTAATGGCCACCAATGTTGTTGAAGTTCTAGGTCTCAAAGAGGCACTAAAAGAACTGAACACGATGGACAAGAAACTTCGCCGCCAGATTACTCGTGACTTTAAACAAATTGTGCAGCCAGTTTTGGGCAAAGCCGAATCTATGCTGCCTACTGGTGCGCCTCTGTCTGGTATGGCTCGCTCGTGGATAGGCAAGTCAGGCGCTGACATCATGTCTTGGAACGATGCCAGAGTGCGCAAGAACCTCAAAGCATTTACCAGTGGCAAGAAAGTGCGTGATGCACCGGGCGGTTTCAAACAGAACCTTGGCGTCTTTGGTATCAGATGGCTAGGGCCTCAGGCCACTGCTTTAGATATGTTGGCTAATGGCGTTATGGCTGACAACCTTACAGACCGTTTTGGGCCACCTTCTCGCATCATTTACAGAGCGTATGAATCGGCATCTGACGAAGTGCAGCAGCAAGTTAAAGACCTTGTGAATAAAGTAATGGAACTAACTAACAATGCCATGAGGATTTGATGAGTGTAATTCTTAACATCGTGTCGTCCTTCGATGAGAAGGGAATCAGGAAAGCCCAGAAGGCTTTTGCCCAACTGGAGACCACAACGCAAAAGGCGTCTTATGCCATGAAGCAGTGGGGTGGCCCTGCTGCCACAGCGGCTATTGGCGCTGTCACTGCTGAACTGGTACGGGCTGTCAAGGCAGCCGCTGACGACCAGAAAAGTCAAGAGCAGTTAAAGATTGCGCTCGAAAATACTGTTGGCGCTAACCAGCAACAGGTTGCTGCTGTCGAAGATTCCGTCACGGCGCTTATGTACCAAACGGCTACGGCTGATGACGAACTCAGACCAGCCTTATCGAAGTTGGTTAGGGCCACACAGGATGTCACACAGGCACAGTCTCTATTAAAACTGGCGTTAGATATTTCTGCCGGGTCTGGTCGTGACCTTTCGAGCGTCACTTCAGCGTTGTCTCGTGCGGCACTTGGCAGTTTTACTGCACTCACAAAACTTGGTATCCCTCTTGACCAGAACGCTATTAAAGCCAAAGACCTTGATGGTGTCCTTAGCGGCTTGGCTAGTTCCTTTTCTGGTGCTGCCACTAAGAACGCCCAGACTTTTGAAGGGCAACTAAAGACTCTCAAGATTGCTGTTGGCGAAGTTGAAGAAAACATCGGCAAGCAACTCATTCCTATCTTGAGTGACTACGCCGCAGTTCTCGTAAGTTTGACAACCGATACAGCGAAAGCGGAATCATCCACCAAGACATGGTTTGACCGGCTCAAGTCTGGCATTGGCTACCTAATCAGTAACACTCCTGCTCTTGGGCCTGCACTCAAGGCTCTTGGCTTTGTCAATGACAAGATTCGTGAACAGGCAGAGGCTCTAAAGCAGAACAGTCAAGTAACCAGCCGTGTTACAAAGAACTTCAGAGACTTGACTTTGGTTACAGAGACCAACACCAAAACGACTAAGGCTTCGACAACAGCAGCAGACAAAGCCAAAGCAGCGGCAGCGGCATACGCCGATTGGCTCGCCAAAGCCGAAGCGGCAACAGCCAAACTTAGACAAGAAACCCAAACCCTCGCTGATGCCTTACGAGACAAACTAAACCTGCAACTAGATGACGCTGTTAGCAAACTTGCTGATGCCCAAGGCGCTTTTGATGCTTTCGGCAAAGGCGTAGGGGCAGCCATCACCGGGTCTTTCAACTTTGGAGACGCACAATCTGAAGCCGCTGGCAATGCCACTGAATTAAAGAAAGCACTGGCTAAACAATCAGAGGCTCAACTCAAAGTAAATGCTGCTTATGCCAAGTGGAGTGGGTTCCAAGATAAAGACAACATGGATGCCCTTGTACTGTCACAACAGGAACTGGCTGCAGCAACTGATGAAGTAGCCATAGCGCAAGCCAAACCAATGACATTCTTTGACACGCTTGCTAAACAGGCTGAGAAGGCTAAAAAGTTTGGTGAATTAGTTAGCAGGCTGATTGCTGGCGGCTTGTCAGAGACAGCCCTTTCACAGGTTTTGGCTGCTGGCGTAGATGGCGGTACTGCCATTGCTGAGGAAATCCTTGGCTCTGCTGATGGTGTTCTTAAAGCCAACACGCTTACACAGTCAATGACTGACCTTGCAGACAACATGGGCAAAAGAGCAGCCGCTAAGTATTACAGCGCTGGTGTCTCGTCAGCCACTGAGTTCCTTAAAGGCATTAACGACACAATCAAGACTGTCGAAGTTGCGCTTAAAAAACCAAACCTTGACCAAGTAGATGTTATTACTGCTGCCGTTGGCGCATTAACACCCGAAGAAATCACCAACATACAGGCCGAAATTGGGCGTTACTTGCAAGGCGCACAAATTGGCATGGGTACTTTAATGGCCGAAGGTGGCGTGGTCACTCGTGCTACAACCATTACAGCAGGCGAGGCAGGGCCAGAGGCAATCATTCCTCTTGACCGTCTCGGCAGCATGGGCATGGGCGGCGGTATGAACATCACTGTTAATGCCGGGCTTGTTTCAACACCAGACCAAGTAGGTCAAGAGATTATTCAAGCCATTCTTAAAAGCCAGAGAAGGTCAGGTGCTGTATTTGCACCAGCCACAGGGCTATCATTGTGAGCGCACCAACCATTCAAGTTCTAGTTGGGTTCCAAACCACCACAGGTTTTGGACAACCGTTTCAACTCAACGATGCTGTCTATGGTTTATTAAACACAGGCACCCTTGGTGGGTTGGCGTATGCAGACCTCACAAGCCTTGTGGAGTCCGTAAACATCACTCGTGGGCGTTCACGCCAGTTAGACCAATTTAACGCTGGTACAGCCACAGTAACTTTCAATAACTCAAGCCGCATCCTTGACCCATTAAATACATCAAGTATCTACTACCCATATGTGTTGCCTCGCTGTCCCATACAAATCTTGGCTAATGGCATCCCCATCTATACAGGACTTATTACAGACTGGAATCTGGATTACGACATTGCTAGCAATGGCGACAGAATGTATGCAGCCTGCTCTGATGCTTTTACGGTGTTGGCGAACACAACCCTTGTGGCCCACACGGTCACAGCAGAAACGACCAATGCTCGTATTAACACAGTGCTTGACTACACAGAGGTTCAATATCAGGGCGCTCGCAATATTGGCACTGGCTCATCTACCTTGGGTGCTTCGGCAGTTTCTAGTGGTTTCAACATTGCAGACGGCACCAATCTTTTGACCTATCTACAACTGGTGAACACCAGCGAACAGGGTTATCTGTTTATAGCGGCAGATGGAACCCTAACTTTTAAGGGTAGGTCTAGTGTTCTGAACCCAGTGTCAGGGGCCACAT